CATTCAGCAATTGTCTCAAGGTACTTATTAAGGTGATTAACTATTCCTTTAAAAACCGGTAAATGCCTTAGTTCATTAGGGGATTCTAGTCCAAAATCATCAGATTTTGCTTCTAGTTTCCTTGCTAATGAGCTTAGGGTATTTAACGACTTTTTAACGGTGCTTCCAACCCCTTTTCCAATCACATCATCAATCTCTTGATGAACTACTGATATGGAATTGGGAATCATATAATCTTCATTATGTATATTCATACACATAAGATTCCTTAAAGAATCGTATGTAGAATATCCAAATGCGAGATTAAGTGATTCTCGGAAGTTTTGGAGTTTCACCCTGAACTTGGAATTAGAGAATTTCTTCCCTAATTTTACGCTCAGACCTTTATAAAGGTGGAAAACAACACTAACTAGATCTCCAGGTCCAGAATAAAAATTATTCTTGACTTTAAAGAAATCATAGAGGGTAACAAGTACTATGAACGGATTATTAATATTATTAATAATACCATTCATTGGTACCCCTGTTATTTCCTTACCTTTACAAAACCATCTTTTTGCAAATTCATAAGTGTCGGGAGACACATGTGTTTTTGCAATAGATAGTTCTGCCCCTAGATAATTTATTCATTTTATATAAGTCTTAGCGACTTTGTCGTTTTTTATTACAACATCGTCTCCTAGAATTATATAATCTTTAAAATTATCTAAACCATTTAAGTGTGCACTTCAATGCACAACCAAATGGTGGGTCAGAGTAAAGGCCGTCCAGGAAGAATATGCCCCCATGGGTTGACCTACTTTATATGAAATAAGGTCACCTTTAGGTGTCATAAACTGCCTGTTAGATAAAATCCACATTCAGCTATCAGCAAGATCCTTGTCAAATATTTGTTCAAGGAGTCTTCTCTGAAGACTGATTGGGAATCTATCAGTGGCGGATGATAAGTCCAAAGACCAAAACATATCTTTCGAGGAGCACCAGTTGTTTCTGGGATCTTGAGTATAAGTCCTATCTTGTGATAACTTAGTTAATCTAAACATAAGTTTATCATGGATTGGTTTAAGGAATAATTGTGTATAGTAATCTACTATTGCAATTATCCTTAACTTAGCCTCTGGATCATAAATGAACGAGAGTTTTCCTAAGATGGTAGGTTTACCATCTAAGTGATCTCAAGCTCACTTATAGCTCTTTGAAAAATAGTCGATACCAGATTGGTCAGTCAATTTGAAGATTGCTGCCATCAAATCATAAGAATAGGAGAATAGATATTGCATCGCTGTTAGCGTTGCTTTACCTATTGGTCCAGCCTTGTTTGAGAGATATATCATTGTCTCATCAAATTCGGGCCTGGTCTCCTTCAACTTATTCTTTGAAACGAATTCTTTAATGAAACCTGTGGGTATAATTTTTCTGATTACACCCGGTTTCGTTATTGAATCGTAATCTGGTACGATCTTCTCTCTCTCATTCTTGTTTAGAACAATCGAACGAGATAATGTTACAATTGTAAGGAGTAACTTCTTCTCCGACAATGTACCATTAGCAAGTTCTTTGAGAGAAAGAAGAGCTTTTGGCCACCCTGAGGAATCTATTCCTATTTTAAGCTTATTCACAAGTAGTGGATTACCACACAAATATCTTGTTATGTGGAGTCTCTCTTGCTTGAGAATCTTAATAGTGTGCAGCAAACCATGTTTACTTACACACTTATTATAGTGCTTGAAATAGGAGGATAGGTAAGATCTTGAATCGATCTCTGGATATAGCGAAGAACACAGTTTAACTGTTATGTTAAACGTTCTTTTGTTCATATCTGGAATTTATTCAAGTGATTTCCTCTTAATTGTTGAAGCGGAAGTAGCCAACTTCCGTATAGACAATGAGTCCTCTTTGCAGAGGGATTGTCAAGAATGACAGAACTCTGACCTGGAGTTCTAG